TTAAAACTCATGGACTAGCCATTCATCGGCTTGTTCAAACATTTCTTCTACTAAACGGTTGAGCACTGATTTTTCTTGTTTAGATGCATCAGTATTAATGCCATTGGCTTGCATCGGCTTGACCTTAACCTCGGCACCGGGAAACACTTGATGCACACGTTTGGTCAATTCAGCTTTAATCATTTCATTGGCGTTAGTCAGGCCGGCGACATTCCGTTTGTCATAAATTAATTCTACTCGCATGATTTCTTTCCTGGGTGATTAATACTGTATTAATATACAGCTATATTTGGCATAAAACAACCGAGTTTTAGCCATTTTAATGTGAAATGAGGTTAAATGATTGTTTTAGTGATATAAAAAATAACCGCAGGTGATTAAATGGCTAATCACCTGCGGTTATTTTTATGCGAGATTTTATCTTCTTGTTTATACACATGATTTAGATTTTTGTGACACACAAATACAAATCTAAGAATAGGCGGCTTTGGCTAATCTATCTCTAACCAGCGGGCATCAACCACCACGCCAAGTATCTTACAGTTGCCATTCAGCTCAATTAAACGGTAAGCAGGATTCAATGGTTTCAAATACTTAACGCCAGCATCAACAATTAATTTTTTAAATGTCGCTTCATTATCGTCAGTTAATTTGGCGACAACAAAGTTACCTGGCATGGGTTCTTTTTCCGGATCGACCAGAATAATCATTCCTTCCGGAAAACTGATTCCTGACGGTGAAGTCATGGAGTCACCTTTTACGCTCAACCAAAATGCACTGTCATGCGCATTTTTGGTCGACTCAGGCCAAATTTCTATATCACGTAATTGATAGGGTTCTATGGCCTCATACCAATTTCCTGCGCTAATCCAACTGATTAACGGGTAACTGTTAGCGACTGTCCCTGTGGGTTTGTCATTGAGTCGGTTTGGGGATGAGATAGACAAACTTTCAGCCATTTTTGCCAATTCTGTTGCCAAAGAAGGACTAAAACTACTAATAGGCTCATTAAGCACTTTGGCAAAAGCAGCTGCATTGGTCACATTGAGCGGGTTTATACCGTTTAGGAATTGGTTCACCGCACTTTGGCCCACCCCTAACTCATGCGCGACAGACTCCTGGGATATACCCAGTGCTTTTTTCTTGGCATTAAACAGCTCTTTCAGCCGTTTAGCGTCGTCTAACTGTTCTGGCGTCAATGGCTTCTTTTTCATGAGTCAATTTTATTACCGTTAGCAATAATATCCAATCACCTGCGGTATTGACTATAAAATCACTTGCGGTAATAATCAATCGAAATGTATAAGAGAAACGCATGTAATCGCACCGGCAACAGGCTCTGTGATCAGTGTCAGAGGCATCTGCAGCATGAGTTGCTCTGGTTCGCACAAGAGGACGGCAGCCAGATTTATCGGTGGTTTCCGTTGTTGAGCAATCGATAGGCTGAGGCGTCATTCCTTGACCCCGCCTTTTGTGGAGTAGTTATAAATGAGTTCAATAAACGGCAATGCAGCTGGCAGCTATAGCCAGAAAAGCCAGAGCATGAGAGATATTCAATTGGTGTTGGCGCGCTGGGGAGTATGGGCAAGGTACAGTTCTGGGCTGGATTATTCATCTATTGCTGCGGGGTTTAAAGGACTCCTGGCTGATACTTCTAAAAACAAAGCTTCATGTTGCGATGATGATGGTTTAGTGGTCGATGGGTGTGTTGCCCGCTTAAAACAATATCGCCCAGATGAATATGAATTAATTATTCGCCATTATGTACTGAATCAATCAAAGCGTGCTATTGCACGTCAGCAAAAAAGAGATGAAAGGCTGATCAGAATTAATATACAAATGGCTGAAGGTTTTATTGATGGTTGCCTGGCAATGTTGAATGTAAAATTAGAAATGGATCCGTTTATTGAAAATCTCCATTTTTATGAAAAAACATTAGTGCGGTCCGCGAAAAGTGTATTAGTCTGATAGCACTGGTTTATGAGTTCCGCAGGAATAATAATTTAAAGTCTCGCTATTGCGGGATTTTTTTTATTTTCATATTTTTATTCATGAAGCAGAAAAATAAATTTAAAAATAGTGAAAAAAACATTAACGCGGTCCGCAAAAAGTGTATTAGTCTGATATCACTGGTTAGTAACACACTGATTGAATAACAGGAAAGCCCCGCATTGTCGGGGCTTTCCTGTTTCTGTTGGTTTTACACTCCAGTGTATCAGAGAGGGAGGTTATAAATGAATGAACAAAGTCAGCTTCCGTATTGGTGGACTGGGGCACTGGCATTATTCTCGGCTCTGAGTTTACAGGATTACATCTTTATTCTTGGTACCCTGGTTAGTGTGATTTTTACTGTCAAAACCTATTACGTCAATTTACGAGAAAAAGACGCGATAATTAAAGAAGAACAACGTAGAACCGAAATATTGCGCGATTTCCTGCGTGATAAAGCTGTGGACAGTATTCCAGCTGCTATCGCGGTGTGTCATGACGCATTGCGCAAAATGGAGGGCTGACATGACACCAATACTGATGGAAACCAAGGAGGGTAAATGAACCGACGAGTCATCATTATGGTATTGCTGACGCTGCTCCTCATGGGGTTGATGGCAAATACTTATCGCCTCAGCGCCAAGCAGAAGCAAGAACATGCCCAGTTACAGAGTGAACGAGTAGTTAATCAAACACTAGGTGACATCATTGATGCCTATCAGTTGAACGAGGCCGCTAATCGCGCGGCTGTTGCCCGACAACTGGAAAGTGAGAGGAGGTTACGACATGAAGCGGAGGACCGCCTCAAACGATTTACGTTGGCGACAGCAAATGACAACTGTGCTGCTAGCCGTATGCCTGAGTCTGGCATTGACATCCTGCGGGAATAAGCCGCCTCCATCGTTAATCAAACCCCCGCTGTTATTGCCACCAGAGTCGGCAATGACGCAATGTGAAATTCCTGAATTTACCGGCACAACATGGAGTGACAGTGCTTTATATGCCATGACACTTAAACAAGCGCTCCGTATTTGTAAAGGGCGGTTGGATGAGGTTATCCAGTGGCGTAATAGCCAGATAAATAGCCGTTATCGCAAGGAGGTGCCGTAGTTATCTCTCTATGGGGCAATTATTTTTCAGAAGAATATCCAGCGCATTTTCATGCCGGAATTCTCATTTCTTATCGGGTGAAATCATGAATGCAGCTCAAATCAGGCAACTGGCGGCCGCCGCGTTAATGGGCAAAACAGATGCGAAAGGCCGTGTCTATTCAACGGATGTATGGCCAGTAACGCTATATCCAGCGATTTTGTTACAAACGCCAATGGAAGTGAAAGAGTCGATCGGCCGCAATGCACCACAATTCAAGACGATGACGACATTGCAAATTAGCGGGCATATCCAACTGAGCGAGGCAGAAAATAGGGTCACCGAAGCGGCATCGGCGCTTGAACGTTTGTGTGAGCAAATTCAACGGGCGGTGATTAACAGCTATGAGTTGACCAGCCAGATACAGCAGTTTGCCAAGGTACGAACCACTATGGGTATCGACACCAGCAGCGAACAGCATTTTGCTCAAGTAAAAGTGGAGTTAGACCTTGAGTATTACCAGGGGCCAGAGGATTTCTTTCCACTGGAAACGCCCCAACTGGGGGGCATCGATGTCACGATGCATATGCCTGATGGCACGACTGAACCCTTGATAGCCATTACCTTCCCGGAGTAACCCTATGTTCGTAAAACCCACGGCTGGCCGCGCAGTGCGCGACCCGGTCAAGGGTACCTTATTGCCTGAATCTGGCTCAGAGGTCCCTGATAACGCATTTTGGCACCGTCGCATTCAAGACGGTGATGTGGTGCAAGCCTCTGTTAAATCAGTGGTATCTGCATTTGAAGTGTTAACAACGGAGAGTACAAAACTATGACCATTCCTTTCACTAATATTCCGAGTAACCTGCGCACGCCATTATTCTTTGCGGAGTTTGATAATTCCCAAGCCAACACGGCGAGTACCACCCAGCGCACGCTGATTATCGGGCAAACATTGCCGGAAAGTACGTTGCCAGCCAATGTGCCGCTACTGGTTTCATCAACCGCCACAACTGCTGCTTTGGCGGGGGCCGGTTCAATGTTGCATGGGCAAATAGCCGCTTATCTGGCTAATGATACAGCGGGTGAAGTGTATCTTTTACCACTGAATGATGCAGATAGCATGACGGCCGCCATCGGTAAAATTACGGTGACTACGCCAGCCGCGGCCACTGGAGTTATTTCACTGTATATCGGCGGCATTCGGGTACAAACCACGGTAGTTGCAACTGATGATGTCAACACCATTGCCGCCGCGCTGGCGGCTGCCATTGAGGGCAAACCTGACTTGCCGGTGAGCGTTGTGCATACCGGTGAAATGGTATCTGAAGGTGCGGTAGTGGTATTAGCCGCGAAAAATAAAGGCGCTCATGGCAATGATATCGACCTGCGCCTGAACTATCTCGGCAGCGCTGGCGGCGAATCAACACCTGATAGCCTGGTACTAACGCTAACCCCAATGGCAGGTGGTACCGGGGCACCCGACTTGGCCGGCGGCTTGGCGAATTTGCAGGATCGCACCTTTGATTTCATCATCAATCCGTATACCGATACGGTGTCTCTGGATGCACTCAAGGCCTTCCTTTCTGATAGCACTGGGCGTTGGAGCTACAGTCAGCAATTGTACGGCCACAGTTTTGCTGCTCAGTCTGGCACTTATGGACAACTGACTGCGGCGGGTGAGTTGCGTAATGACCAACACGCCTCGCTGTTGGGGATTCACCACTCTCCGACTCCTGCGCATATTTGGTCCGCAGCTTATGTCGGTGCTATTGCGCAGAGTCTGCGTAATGATCCGGGTCGTCCGCTGCAAACACTGGCGGTGAACGGCGTTTTGGCCCCGCCATTGTCCAGCCGTTTTACTTTGACGGAGCGCAATAACCTGCTGCATAGCGGCATTTCCACGGTGACAGTGGCGGATGACGGTACAGTGCAAGTGGAAAACATCATTACTACCTATCAGACCAACAAATACGGTGCTGAGGATGATAGCTATCTACAAATTGAAACGCTGTTCTTGCTGATGTTTGTCACCCGTTACTTGCGCACACAAGTGACATCTAAATTTGCACGTATGAAGTTGGCTGCTGATGGCACCCGTTTCGCAGCGGGTTCGGCGATTATCACTCCTAACGTTATTCGTGCCGAGCTGATTGCCCAGTATCAGACACTAGAATTTAACGGCTACGTTCAGGATGCCAAAGGTTTTGCCCGTGGCTTGATTGTCGAGAAAAGTGCCAGCAACCCAAATCGGGTCGATGTGTTGTGGACTGGTGTGCTGATTAATCAGCTGCGTATTTTCGCAGTACTCAATCAATTCCGCCTGCAAGCAACGGCTTAACTCTTCGATCATCAAGTAGTCGGCTCCTTAACAGTCGGCTCTTTCAGCATAAAAAAGGAAATAAATTATGAGCAATACTTCAAATCGCCTGGCGGGTACAGCCTATGTCACGGTCGATGGCATTACCGTTATGGTGGCGGGTCAGTTCAAATACAGTCCGTCAAAGGTCAAGCGCGAGACGGTGATGGGAATGGACGGAATACACGGCTATAAAGAAACCGTGGTCGCGCCGTCAATCTCTTGCACCATCCGGGACAGTGGCGGCGTTTCTATCAGTGACTTCAATGATCAAACCAATGTCAATATTGTGTGCGAATTGGCAAATGGCAAAACTATTATCGGCAGTGGTATGTGGTCGGTCAGCACCTTGCTGGTAGACAGCACTGAAGGTACGGTGGATGTCAGTTGGGAAGGCGGCTCGGTGACGGAGAACTGATATGTCACAACTGGAACGCAGTAAAACCATTTCACTGGTTAAACCCATTTCGCATGAGGCCACCAAGACCACCTATGAGGTCGTTGAACTGAGCGAGCCGACACTGTTGCAAGTACAGCAATTCTACGATGAGCAAACCAAGGCAGGCTCGCTTAGCGGTATGGGATTACTGATTGCATTGGTATCTGGGGTACCGCGTGAGGCGATTAAAAAAATGGCTTTCACCGACTACAAAGTTTGCGAGGTTTACATGATGGGTTTTTTAGCCTACTCCCCAACGGGGGACGATGGCGCGAAATAATCGCTGACGTCACTTACTACTATAGCTGGGGGCCGGGCGATGCCTGGTCCCTGACCTACAGTAATTTAATATGGTGGTGCCAGCAGGCCGAGCGGATTAATAATATTAAGGCTGGCAAAAATGGCTAATAAATACAAGATTGATGAAGTTCCTTCCCTAGAGGATATCGCAGGAACGGAAATACCGGCATATAAAAAATACACGTCAAAAGTAAAACCTATATTACGTAATGTACCCTCTCAAGCTTTCAATGGTTATAGACTGATTCGCACAGGGAATATTGCTATCGCGGCTGGTGCTATAGGAATGCATTGGCTCAATGGAGAAGCGGACGAGGCACATGAAATCAGCACTGCTGCACAAGATGTGGGTGCTCCTGTTGACCAATTCAGTTACATAAGTGGCGCTATGCAAATTCGTGGTGCGGATAGAAGTACTGCAATTCAATCGTCTGAGCACCTGTATAGAACATTTAATAATATTTTGTTGGGAAAGGATAAAGAAGCGACTGAGCTGCTTCAAAAATATAATGTTGATATTGCTAAGAATGAAAATAATACAGTTAATTTACCTAAAACCATGGAGAATTTAGCGCCAATTTTTAAGAATAAAATGGAGAGGCAGGAGCAAGATACATTAATTAATACATTAGCAGGAAATAGTGAAGGTGTAGGATTATTACGAGAAGGACTTGAGATAAAAAATTTGTTAAGTGCTTCAAGCCGCTTTGGCTTAACAGTTGATCCAGAGTTGATTGCCAAACTTCAAGAGCTAAGGCTCAGAACCACTGAGTTTGGTGCTGCTGTAGATGGAATCAAACAGAAAATTGCTGATACTGTCAGTGATACACTGACTTTCAAAAATACTTTAGCAAATACTATTGGTGGGCTGACAGATGTAATGACTTATGGCCCAGATAACTTTTCACTTATGCATACTCTAGGACTTACAAGTGGATATGAATCAGAAAAATTAAGGCATGCTTATGACAGTAATGATTTTTATCAGCAACTGAGTCTGTATGAAAAAATCATGCTCGATTTTGGCCTAATGACTGATGGTTATGAGCGAAAATATGATGAGTATTATGCACCCAAAAATATGAATCCGGAATCTGTAGAATCTAGGTCAGAAAATAGTTGGGATTCTGAAGTTGAAAATACGTGGAATCATAATCGTATTACAGATCTAAATGCACCAGAACCATATTCTCTTTTACCTTCACATTCTATTTATCCAGATAGCAATATCGTCGCTCCGCCTGCCTCGATATCACCAATTTATGCTGAACAAATGAGTGATTTTAATTTCACGGCTATTGCCGATGTCATTGCTACCGCCATGCAGAATAACCGCGTGCAGATAGAACTGACATTAATCGATGGGCGAACAGGAGAGACTTCAGTCGTTCTGGGGCAGGGCGGTGGCAGAATTACCTACGCCATGGCGATGCCGATGTAATTTAGTCAGCTATGCCCACTCTTTGTATTAACCCGCTTTGGCGGGTTTTTTGCTTTCTATCGTCAGAGTTCTGAACAGGAGAATGAAATGTCATTTATCGGTAATACCTTATCTGCGCTATTAGCCGGCGGTGACGACAGCTGGCAATGGTCGGAACATCTGCATCAGGCCTCATTTCGTGGTGTTCCGTTCGTCATTAATAAAAGCATCGGTACTTTTGGTCGCCGCCAAGTGGTGCACAGCTACCCCTATCGTGACACCAGCTATATCGAAGATTTGGGGCGCAGTGCGCGCAGTATCGTCTTGACAGGTTTTTTGGTGCAAAACAGCCAGATTTACACCGCACCAGATGTAATGACACAGCGTGATTCATTGATAGCTGCTTGCGAAATGCCAGGGGCTGGAACCTTGGTTCACCCAACACTGGGTGAAATGACGGTCAGTATCAGTGAATTGAAAATCGATGAAGATACTGCGGGGGGGCGGATATTTTCATTCACCTTAACGGTGGTCGAATCTGGCTTGCGCGCCTTTGCCATTACCGGTGCCGCTGAAATGGGCGTATCAGTGCAATCATCCTGGCTGAGACTGAGTGCCAAAGCTGTTGCCGGTTTTATCTCCACAGTGAAAGGGGAAATGCGCTCGGCGACACAGGCGATAAAAACACTGAAAAACACGGCTGCATTTTGGGGGCGAATGGTCACAAACACCACCAATGAAGCCAGTAACCTGGGAAATGCGCTGCGCTCCACTTTTGGCCGTAACCGGTATGGTCGCTACAACCACGGCACCGTGGGCGGGAGCAGTTCGGGAGCGACGGCGGCGGTCAATCAGCAACAAGACACCACGAACCTTTCATTGCTGGTGGCGCAACGGCTGGCATTTACCGTCGAAGGGCAGGCGGCGGTTAACACTGCGGTGAATGAATTCCTTGATGATAACAGCATAGATAGTCATGGCGAGAAAATGTTAGCGGTGGTTAATACCGTGCAGAACAGCGGTATCAGCACACCAGATATTATCCGCATGATGGAAAATCTGTCGGTAACTCAAGATGATACATTCCGAAGTCATGAGAGTGATCGGGCAGTTGCTGCTGCCAGCCATCATTTAATGATGACCTTGTGCGCCGGTGGGATGGTCTGCGCAGCGGCACAATATCAACCAGAAAACTATGACGATGCGGTCACCGTGCTCGGGCGAGTCTGTGACGTTATTGACGCCACGGCACTGGTCGCCGCTAACCGGGGAAATGATGAGACATACAGCGAATTGATGTTGATGCGGGAATCTATCGTCCTGCTCTTGCAGCAAGCTGGTGCGAATTTGTCGCGGGTGGGCGAGGTCAGTTTTAACCGATCTCTGCCCGCCCTGATGCTGGCAAACCGGCTATATCAGGATGCATCACGGGGGGATGGACTGGTGAAAATGGCCAATCCAATTCATCCGGCATTTATGCCTACCCGATTTAAGGCATTGAACTTATGAATGATGAACGCCTAAGTGATGACTTAACGCTGGAAGTGGGAGGCAGGGCGATAACCGGCTGGAGCAAAGTTCAGGTGACCCGGAGCATTGAAAAATTACCCAGCAGCTTTGAACTGTCATTGATGGACCGCTATCCCGCCAGCGGAGGGCAACAGTGGGTCAATCCCGGTGATTCGTGTGTGGTTAAGTTGGGAAATGACGCTGTTCTCACTGGTTATATCGACAGTTGGGATAACAAAATTTCCGGCACCACCCATGAGGTTACCGCTACAGGACGAGGTAAATGCCAAGATTTGGTTGATTGCTCCGCTGAATGGCCGAACAGTGTTATCAGCCAATCGACGGTATTGCAGATTGCGCAAAAACTGGCAGCACCTTACGGCATCAAGGTCACCTCAGATATTCCTGATATGGCAGTAGTCCCTAAATTCACCCTTAATTGGGGGGAAACGGCGCAAGCGGTGATTGAACATATCACTCGCTGGGCGGCATTGCTCTATTACGACCAGCCGGATGGCAATTTATATCTCACCCGTGTCGGGCAACGTAAAGCCGCCAGCGGCGTGGCGCAGGGTATCAATATCCTCAGTGCCAACTTGCATACCGACACCCATCAGCGCTTTGTGGATTACACCGGCGTCTCGCTTTCCAGCAATAGCGTTGCCCGCCGTTCGGCTTCGGGAGGGAACAATGCCTCGATTTTGGTCAGAACTCAGGATGCCGAGTTAGCGCAGCAGTTCCCGAATCGCCATCGCAATAAAATTATCATCGTCGAAAGTACGATGAATTCCGAGAATTTGGTGAGGAACAGTCTCGATTGGAACATTAACCGTAATAACGGTCGATCCAAAGTCCTCAATGTACAAGTCGATAACTGGCGTGACAGGAATAATCAGTTATGGGAAACCAACTCACTGATCCCTATTACTATTCCAGCTATGGGGTTAACGGATAAGCTGTGGTTGTTATCTGCGGTGACTTATATAAAAGACGCCAATGGGACGGTAGCAAACATGACGTTGATGCCACCGGAAGCCTTTGCTGTCCAGCCTTATAAAATCAAATGAAACAGGGGATTAACCATGAATGATGTCAGTGGACAACTCTCGACCCTGTACCGACAGATAAAAATGTTGTTGGGCATTGGCCGGGTAACCGCTTTTGATGACAGTGATGGGGTGCAAACTGTGCAATATCAGACCGCGCTGGAGGTTCATAGCGATACACCTCGATTAGCGGAGTTTGGTTTTTCGTCGGGATTACCCGCAGGAAGTGATGTGGTGATTGGCTTCCTCGGCGGTGATCGTTCCAGCGGCATGATTGTTGCCTCTAATCACGCCTCTTACCGCCACATGGGGCTAAATGCCGGGGAAACTGTCATTTATTCTCAATGGGGGCAGTTTATTAAATTGACGGAAAGTGGCGTAACGATTGAAGCCCATCATCAGCCGGTGACCGTCAACAATGCTACGGAAGTGACGGTAAATGCATCGGTAAAAGTACGGCTAAACACCCCGCGACTCGAGGTCAGTGGCGATATCGTTGATAACGCTGAAAGCAATTCGACTACGCTAAAAACCTTGCGCGACACTTACAACAACCACAATCATCAGCTCAAAAACGTGCAGTCGGGCAGTGCCACTCTTACCAGTGAAACACCCGCTAAGGTGGTGCGATGACAACAGATATTAAAACCATTTGGGATGTCGATGCTTCTTTGGGCGACTGGCAAGCGGGTAATGGTGGCTTGCTGGATGGCGACGACCTGCATACCGCTATTTTACTGAGTTTATTCACTGACCGATTAGCACGAGTTGATGATGACATTGATGGTGAGGATCGTCGGGGCTGGTGGGGTGACAGTGGCGCGCCATCGGCTATTGGCTCACGACTTTGGCTACTGCGGCGGCAAAAATTGACCTCCCAGATAGCTATCAAAGCGGAAGATTACGCCGCAGAAGCATTGGCCTGGCTGATCGAGGATGGTGTTGTCGCGGCCATCAACACGCGTGCTCAAATTATTTTCCCCAACAAATTGCTGTTGCAGATTGATTATCAACAACCGGGTAAAACCCCATCATCGGTTCATCCGTCATCAATAAAATTCTCATGGGTATGGGAGGAGTAATTCATGCCATTTAATCGACCCACTTTAAGCGAATTACGACAACGAAATCAGTCCTATATTCAATCGGAACTGAAAACAGGCGGCAATTTATTGCGCTTTTCTAATATCGGTGTGATTAGTGATGCCGACGCTGGAATGGCGCATCTGCATTATGGCTATTTGGATTATATTGCCCGTCAGGCCACGCCTTATAACGCCACTGACGAATACCTGGCTGCCTGGGCTGCTTTGAAGGATGTGTTCCGTAAAGGGGCTACTCCGGCCAGCAGTACTGATGTCAGTTTCAGTGGCATTGCTGGGCGGATTATTCCTGCCGGGCGGCGGCTTAATCGGGCTGATGGCTATCAGTATCAGCTTGAAAATGAAGTTAAAATCGCTGCGGATGGCAATGCGCTGGGTGAAATTATCGCGATTTTACCCAGCTCGTTAGACGACGCAACTGGTGGGGGGCGGCGCGGTAACAGTGATGCCGGGACGGAACTGACGCTGGATATTGCGATTGATGGTGTTCAGGCCACGGCCACAGCGCTGAACAAAATTTCTGGTGGGGCGGATATTGAATCCGAAGATGCATTCCGCTCTCGTATGTTATTGGCTTACCAGAATATCCCACAAGGCGGTAATGACGCAGATTATCAATCTTGGGCATTAACGGTGCCGGGAGTGACTCGATGCTGGGTTAAACGGCGCTTGATGGGCGCGGGTACTGTCGGGATCTATATCATGTGTGACGATAATGATTATGGTGGTTTCCCGCAGGGTACTGACGGCATTTCATCCCTCGAACAGTGGGGGGAGGTAAAAGCGACCGGGGATCAGGGGCGGGTGGCGGACGGTATTTATCCGCAACAGCCAATTATTGCGCTGGTGTATGTATGTGCGCCGGTTGCTCAACCGATTGATTTTGTTATTAGTGGCATTTCGTATGCTGACAGTGTAACCACCGCTGCCATTAATGCGGCTATTGATGAGGTCTTTTTCACCGAAGGGGAACCAGGGGGCAAAATTCTGTGGTCATCTCTGTTGCTGGCAATTGGTGAAATCGCGGGTACGGGGGGTTTTATTATGCAATCTCCGGCCGCCAATATTGAGCTGCAAACCGGAAAACTCCCCGTCCGGGGTACTGTGAGTTACCTATGAGTCGCTATTCTGTCAGTGAATATACAGAGGCGTTGCAGGCGCTAATGCCAATGGGTTTGGTTTGGCCACGGCGGCCAGAGGGGGTACAAACTGAAGTCCTGCGCGCATTAGCTCATGCTTATCGGCGCAGTGATGAAGATGCACAAGACTTGTTATCTGCTGCTTTCCCGGCAACCGCCACGGCAATGTTACCAGAGTGGGAAGCTACCGTGGGGCTACCGGATCTGTGTGCTATCGGCGAAGTAGACAGCATGATCCAGCGCCAACGCGCGGTGGTGTCTAAATTGTTTGGTATCGGAGGGCAATCAGCAGCCTATTTTATTCGCGTAGCAAAGGCGCTGGGTTACTCCATCAGTATCACTCAATACCGGCAAGCCTGCGCCGGAATGGCAGTTTGTCGCGATGCTTTGAACGGTGAGGAATGGCCTTTTACCTGGCTAATTACTGCTCCCAAAACCACCATTAATTATGCCCAGTGTGGCTTGACCTATTGCAGTGACCCCTTGCGTACATGGGGGAATAAACAGTTGGAATGCCGTTTAGCCGTGCTAAACCCATCTCATACTATTTTGAAGTTCGGTTACGTTAGCTAACTAATCCCTTTATTCATTTTTAGCGCCTTAACGGGTGAGGATTTTCTATGCAAAAAATTGGAGATATTCCTAATACACGCGCCGACAGTCACGGCGAGTTTACCGACGGCAATGTCGCCGGCGGTGTTCCCCCAACGATATTACCGGCTGAATGGTTTAATACAATTCAGCGAGAATTGATGAGTGTGCTTTCTGCCGCTGATATTGATGCGGATAGTGCTCAGTTTAACCAAGTGGCCACTGCCATTTCAAAGCTGATCAGTAATGGTATTGATAATAGTGATTTCCTTCAGGCTGCGAACCATCTTAAAGAAATTAAGAATGCCGGTCCCACAGCGGTCGCCGAAACTCTCGCAAACCTTGGTTTGGGCGACGCGGCTAAAAAGGGCATTGCATCAAATGCGGAAATGCAGGTGGGAACAGCGGATAAGTTGGTTTCGCTAGTTGGGTTAATGAGTGTTTTCGGTAAGCGGACATTTACAGCAAATGACTATATCCGTATCCCCGATGCGCCTGGCGGGTTAATTATTCAGATTGGGTTAATACCCAGTTTACTTCCGTCCTCGGCTGGCGCACAGGCATTTACATGGGCGTTGCCGATACCTTTCCCAAATAAATTACTTAATGCGAGTTTAACAACCGCAGGGACAGCCACACCAAACTCTTCGTTCGCAAATCTAAGTCTTAATCCCGCCAATATCGGACCGGTAACTAATTTGACAGGTTTTGTGCAGAACCTTCGAATGGATCAGGGTGTGAGTATTTTTTATATAGCTATAGGATACTGATATGAAAGCATTATTTAGTCCGGCTTTGGTGGCATTTATTCCTGTTTGCATGGCAGATGATGGAAGTTATCTTCCTGAGATTGCGGATAATTTAGTTGCCATTACTGATGAAGAATTAGCAACATTTTGGCGGCAAACGCCACCTGTAGGAAAAACATTAGGTGTTGCTAGTGGAAGGCCCGCATGGGTAGATTTACCCCCTCTCACTCAAGATGAGTTAGTCGCCAGTGCTAATGCTAAAAAGGGCCAGTTAAAAGCGGTTGCTGATTCAGAAATAGGATGGCGACAAGATGCTGTAGATGGAGGTTATGCCCAAGAAAATGAAGTCACTGAGCTTGCAGCGTGGAAGAAGTATCGAGTGCTATTAATGCGAATTAATACATTAAAAGCGCCGAATATCGAGTGGCCAGTAGCACCGTAA